ATTAACTAAGAAATTAACTAAGAAAACTTATCCCTGATAAGCTCGGCGATGGCCTTATATTCCTGGCCAGCATGACTATCGCCGTGAGTTTCTTCTACTTTCGCGATAAATTCGTCCAGCGTCCCCAAAAAACAACCACAGCGTACATATATTCCTGCTTCAAGATTGAAGAAATACGTTTTTGATCCCTGACGACTTCCTGCTCCGATATAAGCAGCAAATGGATACCCGGCTTTCGCAACTCCGACGTTCTCAAAAAAGCACCTGTA